TATTGCAGTTATTGATGACAATGGAACAGTAACTGGATCACAAGGTAGTGTTCTTGAAACTTATTTAAATCTTTCAAAGGCAACTGATGCCACAAGAGATGGAGAAGCTGGTCTTCTTACATATTATAAGAACTTCATTCTGAATAATTCAAGTTACATCTTTGCCGGTAAGAATCCCTCACAGGCTGCGGATGCATATTGGGGTCTGTCACCTAAAGCTTCTGGTTTCTCAACAGGATTTACTCCTGTAACTACAGGTGGTGGTGTGTGGGGACAGGATTCAAGAAACATTCAATTTAGTTCAATAGGAAATGTAGGATTCCCATTTGCTGGTGGTAGTGACTATGCCGGTAATGGAATGTCTCCCTCACTTGGAGATATTGTCAGTGGTTATAGTCTCTTCTCCAACAAAGAAGAAGTTGGGGTTGATTATTTGATTATGGGTCCTGGTTTGAGTATTTTACAGGAAACCCAAGCCAAAGCAAATTATCTGATCTCTATTGCCAATCTGAGAAAAGATTGTATTGCTACAATTTCACCTCATAGATCAAATGTAGTAAATGTCACAGATCCTGAAGTGGCAACTACAAAAATCTTAGATTACTATGCTCCCATTTCTTCATCATCATATGCAGTATTTGATACTGGATGGAAGTATACCTATGATAGATACAATGATCAATTTGTCTATCTTCCCTGTAATGCTGATACAGCAGGACTGATGGTAAGGACATCCATTGTTGCATTCCCCTGGTTCTCACCTGCTGGACAGGCTAGAGGTATTATCAACAATGCAGTCAAACTTGCATACAATCCTAACAAGGATCAAAGAGATAGACTATATGGTGCAAGAGTAAACTCCATTGTAACTCAAAGAGGAATTGGAAGTCTTCTGTATGGGGATAAGACAGGTCTTGGTTATGCTTCTGCGTTTGATAGAATCAATGTAAGAAGATTGTTCCTTACTGTAGAACAAGCCCTTGAGGGTGCAGCAAATGCACAACTCTTTGAAGTCAATGATGCTAGTACAAGAGCTAGTTTTGTGAATATTGTTGAGCCTTATCTGCGTGATGTTCAGGCTAAGAGAGGTCTCTTTGACTTCTTGGTTGTGGCAGATGAAACTAATAACACTCCTGAAGTAATTGATAATAATGAGTTTAGAGCTGACATCTTCCTGAAGCCTACCAAGTCAATCAACTATGTAACTATTACATTTGTTGCTACTAGAACTGGTATTTCCTTTGAAGAAGCTGTTGGAACTGTTTGATTATAGACAACTAACTAATAGGAGGACTTAACAATGGCGGAAGCAAAAACCCTTTCACAATTTAAAGCAAAACTTGCTGGTGGTGGTGCCAGATCTAGTTTATTTGAAGTCACCATTCCCTCCTTTCCTTCCTCAATCTCTGAGGCTTGGAGAGGAGGAGATACTGGAGAAAGTGGAATCTTTACATTTATGTGTAGAGCAGCAGCTATTCCCCAGTTCCAGGTAAATTCAGTTGATGTTCCTTTTAGAGGAAGAATGATGAAGGTTGCTGGAGAAAGAATCTTTGAAGACTGGACAGTTTCAGTCTACAATGATGAAACCTTCAGAATCAGAACAGCATTTGAAAGATGGTCAAATGCTATGAACAAATTGACTGACAACACTGGTGTTTCTAACCCAACTTCATATATGGCTGATGCTTATGTTCAGCAACTTGGTAGAGGTGCCACAAGAGCTTCTACAAGAAATGAAGGTGGAGAGAATGTTGTTTTGAGAACATACAAGATGTATGACATTTGGCCCACTACAATCAGTAACATCACCCTTAGTTATGAAGAAGCAAATCAAATTGAACAATTTGATGTAACCTTCAAGGTTCAGTATGTCACTGTTGGTGATGCTGTTGAATCTTCTGGTGGTGCTACAGGTGAGGTAAGAATCAACTGATAAATACTGGAAGATACCTTCCAGTAAAGCGTAATAATGGCGAGACTATTTGGATTCTCAATTGAAGATAATGAAAAGAAAGAACCTGGTGTGATATCTCCAGTTCCACCGAATAGTTCGGATGGAAATGAGAACTATGTATCCACTGGGTTCTTTGGTTCATATGTAGATATTGAAGGAGTATATAAAACTGAGAATGATCTGATCCGCAGATATCGTTCAATGGCACTTTATCCTGAGTGTGATAGTGCCATTGAGGATATTGTAAATGAAGCTATTGTATCAGATACTAATGACAGTCCTGTAGAGATTGAACTGTCAAACCTTAATGCCAGTGATGGCATCAAGAAAAGAATTAGAGAAGAATTTAAGTTTATTCTTGAACTCTTAGATTTCGATAAGAAGGCACACGAAATCTTTAGAAATTGGTATATTGATGGAAGGATTTATTATAATAAGGTCATTGACCAAAAGAAACCTCAAGAAGGTATTCAAGAATTAAGATATATTGATTCATCCAAGATTAGATTTGTTAGACAACTCAAGAAACAAGGAAAAGAAAGTGTTGCTTCACTTCAAACTTCAGTGAATTCTGGTTCAGTTGATGGATTTGCCTTTCCTGAAATTGAGGAGTACTTTGTCTATAACCCTGGTTCATTCAATAGTGGTCCTTATTCTGGTGGATTCAGTAATACAGCTGGACTGAGTGGTTCTGGTTCTATGAAAGGAATCAAGATGACCCGTGATTCTATTACCTATTGTACTTCTGGTCTGGTAGATAGAAATAAGGGATCAACTCTTTCTTGGTTACACAAAGCAATCAAACCTCTCAATCAACTTATGATGATTGAGGACTCACTAGTTATCTATCGTCTGTCAAGGGCACCTGAACGTCGTATCTTCTATATTGATGTTGGTAATCTCCCTAAGATCAAGGCAGAACAATATCTACGTGATGTGATGATGAGATATCGTAACAAGTTGGTATATGATGCCAACACTGGTGAAATTCGTGACGATAAGAAGTTTATGTCTATGATGGAAGACTTCTGGCTTCCTCGTAGAGAAGGTGGTAGAGGAACTGAAATTACCACACTTCCTGGTGGTCAGAACCTTGGCGAAATCACTGACATTCAGTATTTTCAAAAGAAACTTTATAGGGCACTTGCTGTTCCTGAATCACGCATCAATGCCGATAGTGGTTTCAGTCTTGGTAGGTCTTCTGAAATTCTGAGAGATGAAGTTAAGTTCTCTAAGTTTGTGGGAAGACTGAGGAAGAGATTCTCCTCTATGTTTAATGATATGTTGAGAACACAACTTCTTTTGAAGAATGTTGTAACTCCTGAAGATTGGGAGTCAATGGCAGATCATATTCAATATGATTTCCTTTATGATAATCACTTTGCTGAACTTAAGGAAACAGAACTTCTCCAAGAAAGACTTGGTTTGGTTCAGGTTGCAGAACCTTATGTCGGTAGATATTATTCTCAAGATTACATCAGACGTAAGATTCTTCGTCAGACTGATGAAGAAATCATTGAGCAGGATAAGTTGATTGAGAAAGAAATTGAAGAAGGTGTAATTCCTGATCCCAATGCTATGGCTGATCCTATGGGTATGGGTGGTGATATGCCAGGAGGTACACCAATGGGTGGCGGAGGATCACCTACTGGTGGTTCCAATGCAATACAAAATGACACCACACCAAAGGATCAAGAAGCACCAGGTCTTCCTGAACCCAAGGGTGGTGTAATCTAAATAACTTTATCTGATATTAAGAATTATGGATGAATTAATGGATCTATTGGTTGCTGATGAGTCTGCTGCTCAAATCAGTGATCGTATTAAAGATGTTTTGTTTGCCAAAACAGCAGAAAAGATTGAAGCAATCCGACCTCAGATTGCATCTAGTATCTTAGATGCACCTGAAGAAAATGAAACTGATGATGAAACTGTTGGAGCTTATGATGATTCAGATTATGATGAAGAATAAATACAAAAACGAAGAAGCAATCAGTAATGTCTAACATCAAAACTTATGGAGTAACAGGTACTTTGGCAGTAAGTGGAACAGCTGCTGCATCAACCTTCATTGAACACCACACTGATACTATTAGACTTGTATATAGTGGTAGTCAAGTATGTCTTACATTAGCTGGCCCATCAAACACCACACCTGCACTGAACACCACTGAAGGTGCCTTAGTTGTTTCTCCTGCAGAGGTAGAGTATCTATCAATTGGTGCTCCACAATCTCAAACTGTTGTCAATATTATTAGAGGAACAACAACTATTGTTGATTTTCCAGAAGGAACTGGTTCTCCCTTTACTGCGGGTGACTTTGTAACTTTTATAAGTCAACAAACTCCATACAATACTGCTAGTGCCTTTGAGGTTCTCAGTGTAGACAGTACTTCAAATGTTGGTGGTTATTTTAGCACAAGGCTTACTTTGGATTGGAATAGTTCAGCTGTTGCAGATTTTATTCCAGGTAGACACGATACAGAACTTAGATCTGTATTTTATATGAATGTTATAGCTTTAAATGGTGGTAGTGGAAACCTATATTATAATCAGGTTCAAGTTTCTTGATGCTGAATAATAAATATATCAATAGAGGTATTTGAAATAATGAGTTCTATTAGAACTATAGGAACAGTTAATCAATTGACAGTGGAGAATACCACTAGGTCTTCTTTTGCTAATATCCACAGAAGTGAAATTCTTAGATGTGTAACTACTGGATCTACTATTTTAGA